GCTGGGAGAAGGAGTAGACAATGGCTGAAGAAGTGCCTCAAGACGTAGCCGCCGCTATCATTGATAGAGTGGCTTCAAACCAAATGGGTGTAGACCCTAAGCAAGCCGAAGCCCCTAAAAAAGAGGCTGAGGAAAAACCCACCGAAACTGAAAAGGCTGTAGAAGAAGGCGCGCCCAAAACAGAGCAAGACGCTATGGCAATGGACGCAATCATGTATGAGATTGAGTTCGGTGAAGGGGAAAAGCGTCAACTTACCCCGCAACAAATATCCAACACATTTAAGCGATATAGCGACCTTAACTTTAAAAACGCGCAGATGAAGCCCGTTAATATGGTCGTCGAAGCCGCTATCAAAAACGGTCTTGCAAAAGACCCGACTGATGCCGCGCGCCAGCTTATTGCTTTAATGAAGGGTGCTGAGTCAAACCCACAAATGGGTGATACTGACGGCACTACTAATGTTGCTAATAAAGAGCAAGATAGTGGAGACCCGCTTCAGCAATGGGAAGAGGACAACGCAGTTGCCCTACCTCCTGGCTACCGTGAGCAAGGTCGGATGATGACAAGCATGATGCAACAGAACCAACAGCTTATGCAGGCTATGACGCAAATGCTTCAAAACACCCAGGCCACTGCCCAACAAGGCTCTGAACTTGCCGCAAGTGGGGTAGCTGACAAAAGCTCTGCAATGGCTACACGCATCACCAACAACTTGGACCGCATGGCGCAAAAGATGGGGCTTGCTGAAGACCAAGCAGAAGACTTCCGAGTATTCGCGTTTGAGCGCGGCTATACGTCTGAAGACTTTTTGGACCCACAACTGACTATGAAAGTCGGCAATGACTATAAAAACAGTGTCCAGTCTGGTGACATGGAGCGTCTAAGAGAAATTGCTAAACGACGCCAAGCCTTCACAGGCACAGTCGGAAATACACCTCAATCAGAAATGGCTTCTGATACAGGTGTAGAGGCTGAAGGTGACTCGACTCTAAATAGGCTCGCCGCACAGCGCAGAGGCTAATATAAAAAAACTTTAAAAGCGGGACGAAAACGTCCCGCTTTTTTTGTTACATTACTTTTATGGCGCTACGGCCCCTGTTTACTAAAAAGAGTTAAAACCCTAAGAGATGGTAAATTCCTCGGTGGGTGTGAGACTCAACCTAAATCTGTAATTACCTTTTGCCGAAAGTGAGGATACTATCATGGCTATTCAAGGTGTGCGCGGAACTGGTGAGTTTACATCTGATTTCCGCCCTAAAAACTACCGAGAGTTATTTACTCTCCTAGAGCCGAACGGTAACGCACCGCTCAATGCTCTGTTGTCTTTTGGTTCATCCGAGTCTACGGACGACCCAGAGTACAAAAACTTCCGCGATGAACTTCCAGAGCGGACGTTGCAAGTGAACGGCGCTGTAGCCAGCACTTCAACAACAACTGTCACCATCGACGCCAGCGACAATAACAAGTTTGCCGTAAACGGCGCTGTAATTGTCAACAGCGAAACTGGTGAAGTTATGCGTGCTTCCGCTGATACAACAGGCACAACGCTGACTGTTGTTCGTAACATCGGTGGCACATCTCACCAAATCGCAGACAACGCAAAACTGTTTGTTGCTGGATTTGCCGCGGCTGAAAACGCTGATGTCGGAACCGCCATCACGTTCGACGCAACGGTAGCTTCCAACTTCACTCAGATTTTCCGTACAGCCTTCGGTGTGTCAAACACATTGAAGTCAACCTATCTGCGGACTGGTGACAAGGAAGATGAAGCAATGACCAAGGCTCTCAAGTTGCACATGAGCGACATTGAGCGCGCCATGTTCTTTGGTAAGAAAGCCGAAGAAAGTGGTTCATCTGCTACACCTCGCCGCTACACAGGCGGTCTGACTACTTCACTCACAACTGTCATTGATTGTAACAGTGACATTGATGGTGACGGTACAATGAACGAGGCGCAGTTTGATGAGCAACTCATTCAAACCATCTTTAAGTTTGGTTCAACCGAAAAAATTGCATTTGTAGGCTACAAAGTAGCTTCTCACCTGCAAGAGTTTGGCAAGAACCGTTGGCGTCCAGAGTCCGTGCAAGGTACGTATGGTGTGAACCTCACACGTTACAGCACCTTTGCAGGCGATTTGATGGTACATCTGCACCCGCAGTTCCGTCAGGTTCCAGGTATGGACAATGCCATGGTGATTGTTGACTTCCCTTACCTGAAGTATCGACACCTCGAAGGTCGGGACACGTCCCTCTTCGAGAATCGTCAAGGTAACGGTGTGGACGGGGTAATCCATGAGTACCTGACCGAGTGTGGTCTGGAACTCCTTCAGGACAAAACTCACGCCTACATTAAGAACTGGTCATCCAACGCATAGGACGACCATATCCTTGATTGAGGGTAACTTTGAGGGAGTGTCGGTGACGGCACTCCCTTTTTGTTAGGAGCAGAGTTTATGTCAGAAGAAAAGAAAACCCCAAAGAAAACCGCTAAGAAAGCCGCAGAGCCTAAAGCTCCAGCGGCTCCGAAGGTTGTTATATTTAGAAGCGCAGAGATGGAGCCAACTCAATTTCTTATACGCGGAATAATGGCATCTCGTTGCCAAGATGGTCGCGTTGAGTGGGAGTTCAGCGCAGAAGACGCTGAGTTTGTTCGACGTCACTCTCATGTTGAAAGCGGCCGCGTCGTAGAGGTATAAGATGGCTTACTACAATTCAGACGGTACTGTGTACGGGGGCGACGTCCATACTATGGCTGACGGACGAATAATGACTGGCGCTTCCCATGATAGCGGTAGCGTACAGGTTTTTGTCACAAACCCCAAAGAAGACAGTACGTCTAACCCGCACATTACGAATGAGTTTTCGCCCCTAGAAACCATGGTGCAACAAGCCGTGCGTAGGTTTGGCGACTTTAGCCCTGGTACTTTGTCTGGGGATGCCGCGTTAATGTTTATTGAATTTGCAAACATGGTGATAGACGAAGTTCGGATGCACCCATACTGGGACGGGGCTGAGTTGGATTACTACCAGCACATGTCAGACGTACGCAAAGTCCCAGACGTAATTGTTATTGGCGGGCTTCTCTACCACTACGCAACACAGCAAGGTTCCGAAAAAAGCCAACAGTATGCCGCCGCTTTTATTAGAACAATTAGTCAGCAGTTGTGGCGACGTCTTAATGGAAGCACGGCTATCCAAATGCGGGTTACAGACGAAGGCACGAATAGACGCAACCACCAAGGTCAGACCAGCAAATATAATGGCACGACAAGATGACAAGCACCTTTAAGTCACCATCAGGTATACCCAGCAAAAGCGTAGCCTATGAAAACTTTCAGGGGCTTGATGTTTCTCGTGACCGAACTTCTTTAGATACAGGCAAAGAACAACACCTGTCTGTGTGCCAAGACTCGTTCTGTGATTGGAGAGGGCAGATTACCCGCGACCCTGGTAGCAATTTTTTGCAAGGAACCCACCCCGTCAACGTAATTAATTTTTACTCTAAGGATAAGGTGGTTTATGCAGAGCAAGACGGTTCTGCAATAAACCTAGTTAGCGAAGGTGGCCACACAAAAACAGGGGCGTTTCCCAGTAAAAGCAATATAACAAGTTCTGTTTTTAACAGGAGGGTTCATTTTTTTTCTCAAGACGAGCCTTCTATTTACTATGACGGAACAAATTACAAATTCAATGCCAGCCCTGCATTAGATAAATTGCGGCCGTCTTTTTCTGCTTCGGTGTCACGGCGATTGTGTGTGGCTGGAATCAATGGTAAGGAAACAACCGTTGCAATCTCACGAGTAGATAACGATGAAATATTCCCTGACGACGAACCTATTGATAGCGTTTCTGTCCTTCGCGCTGGCGACATTGATATATCAAACCAAATTGGTACATCTGAAACCATTAGTGGTTTAGCTAAGTTTGAACAAAGCCGACTTGCTGTCTTCACAACTGACCGCACTCTTATATTTTTAATTGATGTGGACATAGGTCTGTGGGCGCTTGATGATAAAGCATCTATTAATGTTGGTTGTGTAAGCCACGCTACCATTGCAAGCGCTGGTAGTGACTTGTTGTTTTGTTCTAGGTCAGGTGTCCATAGTTTGAGACGCTCTGCTGAAAACGGCATTACTATCGAAGGCGAGTCACTATCTTCAAAAATAGATACTTTATATAGAAGCCTTGTGCAGTCAGTTGAAACACTAGAAAGCATATCTGCTGTATATGACCAAGACATGGGTCAATACCACATATTTTTCCCGCAGAGGGGCGGCATTTTAACCAAGCGGTTAACCATGACTATCTTCCCAGGCATGGACCCTAAATGGTCTACAGGTACTTTCTTAAACGCTCGATGCGGCGCGGCCCTTGGTGGCCGAGTAGTTTTTGGTTCAAGTGGCGGCATTTATGACATTAAAAAAATTGAAGAAGAAGCAGAGGTACACCCTGACATGGTGGTCAAAACCCCAGTCTTGTGGCATGGCTCGTTCACTGACACTAAGTCAGTACACGCCGTCCTTATCCAAGCCACAGGAAATGGGACAGCCGTACTGGAGGTTACTGACGATATGGAGCAGGTAATTCATTCAGATACATTCGAGATTAGTGATAGTGGGGACGACAATAACTACCCTGATGTTCCATTATCTAGGCAATATGAACGTAAGTTTGCGGGTCGCTATAGAGGAGCGCAATACAAGCTAACGGTAAGCGGAAAAGGCATTTGCCGAATTATTGGGTTTGGCGTGATTCTGAGGAAGAGCTAATGGCAAGGTTAAGACAACAAAACCCACAAAACTATGTGGCAAGCGGCAACATCAATGCTGAATTTGAAAATGTTATCAGGTATCTCAACAGCGCAGAGCTTGGAGAAAAAACTCTTGGAGAGCTTCTCAAGGTTCTGTTTACTGAGGACGGCGTTTGGCAGGGTCCAATCGAGTTTCGTAACGATAGCTCTGCTGGCATCCAATATCGCGTTGGCTCCTACACTGACACCACCACGGGCTGGACAACTCTAGCCACGCTTGACAGTCTGCGCGGCGCAAGCGGTTCAGACATTGGGACAGTCGGTGCGCCAATCATTCACACACGTCAAGACACAGTCGCAACATCCAATCAGACAGTTGTTAACTACGCGCACGAGACCACAGACGAGCTACTGGTTTACGTCAACGGCGTACTCAAGCGCTCTGGTGGTTCAAACGACTACGTAAACAACGCCACAGCCAACACAGTAACATTCAACTCTGGCCTAACCGCTGGTCACGTCGTTACTATCTACAAAATCCGAGCAACCGCAATCACTGGGTTTACACGCTCTGACACAGTTACCACGGCGTCTCAGACAGTGTTCCCGTTTGTGCATGATGAATCTACTGTATTGCAGGTGTATAAAAACGGTATTCTGCAAAGAGAAGGTGGCTCAAACGACTACGTAACCAATGCGGCGTCTGACACAGTCACAATGACAAGCTCTGTTCCAAGCGGCAACACGGTCACTATCGTTACTGTAGAAAACACGTCAGCCAATACAATTACTGGCCTGATGACAGAAACAAACTTTACAGACACAGCCACAGGCAAAATCCCAACCAGCAAGCTACAGATTGCAGATGGTGATATTGCGCAAGCAAAGGTCGTTGGTCTAGTCTCTCATATTGCGTCTGCCGCAAAACTTACGACTAGCGGCTCAACCCCGTCAGCACCAGCGACAGGTGATTTGTGGCTTGATACGTCTCAGTCGCCTAACGTCTTGAAGTTCTACGACGGAGCGCAGTTCCTTCAGACGTCACCTGAAAGTGGCTTGCCTACATTCTCTCCATCAAACGCTGGTCAGGTTGTCCAGGTCAATGGCACAGGCACAGCCTTGCAGTACGCGGCCGTAGACTTATCGTCTCGCATTGCAACAACTCAACGCGGAGCCGCTAACGGCGTAGCGTCGCTCGATTCATCTGGCCGACTCCCGTCAGCACAACTTCCGACATCTATTTCGTCAGGCAGTTTTTATAAGATTGTTTCTGGTTCGGTATCAAACGGTGCGCAAGTTATCCAACGTATATTTAAGCAACGCATACAAATTGATGCGGTGCATGTTGTTTGCACTTCTGGAACAGGCACAATTCAAATACAGGTTAATGGTGTAAATGTAGGGGCTACAACAAACGTTTCCTCAACTGACAACAATGTAACTTTGTCTACACCGCAAGAAATAGACGCCACTTCTGCAAATAAGAAGATTGGTTTTGATGTAACCAATGCGGCGAGCTTGAACGACTTAGAGGTAACTTTTGCCTTCAGCATTTTGAGTAGTTAATGGCGGCAGAGCCAACAACATACAGACAAGATGTCATAGCAAAAGTTTGTGCCGTAAGGTGCAAATGCCCTCCCATCCCAGAGCCTAATACCTCTATAGGCTTTATAAAAGATGGGAGCTTGGTAGGTGGCGTCACTTATTCAAGTTACTCAGGGCGCGAGATTTGGGCGGCTATTTGGGTGGACGACAGGTCTGTCTGGAGCAGGAAGAATCTTAGGACCATGTTTAGCTATCCTTTTGAGGAGTGCGGCGTGGTCAGTATTCGTACTATAGCCGCTGTTACAAACACGGCGAGTATGAAAATGACCGAGCAGTTAGGTTTTGTTCGGGAAGGGTTGTATAGAAAGTATTTCCCAAACGATGTCGATGCACAGGTTTGGGGTATGTTGAGAGAAGAATGTAAGTGGATATAAGTTATGGGTAAAAAATCAGGACCAAAGGCTCCGCCGCCACCCCCCGATTACTCACCTCAACGTGACGAGTACGTTAAGAGTGTCAACGAGGGCCGTGCGGAGCAAGCCGCAGAATACAATGCCGCCATTGATTATTTCAATAAGCAGTTAGCGGGTAAGGGTGGCTCAATTAAAGACCTCGGAAAGGCGCTTTCGGGACTTGATATTGATTACGACCCAGCAAACTTGTCCAGCTACTCTACTCAAATTGATGACCTTGAGGATTTAATTGAGAATTTTATAGCGGGTGACATTTCTGGTTTTGATGCTTATAAGCCTCCTGAGAAACTCGCTCCGACAGGCGGGGTTAGTTCTGGGGGAGACCCTGCTCTGGCATTTTTGGACAGCGATAAATACAAAAATCTTGCCGCAACTTCGGCCGCTTTAAAAGAACAACAAGTGCCGTCGTTGGTTTACGACGCCTTTGGCTTGCCTGTAAATCCTGGCTATTCTGCTACTGGAAATTCGTATGGCCAAGCAGTTGCTTTGAATACGCCTAATCTGAGTGAGCTTAACCTCGCTCAAGCAAATAAATTTTTGCAAGACTTGGCAGAATACGAGGCAATGATAAACAGCTTAGAGGCTGGACGTACTGCCGAAGAAAACCGCATTAAAGATTACTTTGGCGGGTATATAGATGACTTTAACAATTATGATATTGATGTTGCTTACGACCCACTAAGCACGGATTTTGACAAATATATGGCCATGTTGCAGAAAGCCCAAAATGAATTAGGTGGGTTTGAAAGCAAGCTAGACTTTAGTGGTAGCCTAGCCGACGCTCAAAAAGAATATGATGAGCTAATGGGCATTATTCAGGGTCGCCAAGATGAGAAAAAAGCCGAGCAAGATAGAATCTCTGGTTTTGGCACAGATATAGATACACGACTTGACACTCTTAGAGATGAGATAGACGCCCTTGGCATTGCAGATGTTGAAGACGTGTCATCTTACAACGATGCACTTGAAGCTATACGAGACGAAATTAAGGGCTTCGACTCTGAGTTAGACTTTAATTTCTCAGGGGACACGGCTACAGCGATGGAACTTGAGGACGCTATCTCGGCTTTGCAAGATAAGCGCGCAGATGAATTGCAAAGAATTGAAGACTTCCGCAAGCAGTACGATGATGCGCTTACGTCTGGCTCAAAGAGCGTTGGTCGCATGGACGAGTACGATTTATTTGCTATTGAAGACGCGCAGTCAAATCTTGATAACTTCCTAAAAGATGTTATGGGTTTCGAGTCAGAACTAGACTTCGATTTCTCTGACCTAATTGCAGGGGCAGAAGACCCACAAGCCGTTCTTGACGCGCTACTGGATGAAAGAAATACAAAGCTGGCTAAAGAACAGTCAGACGTTGATGCCCTCTTAGAGCAAATAACTGGCGTAGCAGATTACGACGAAGCTGAAATGAATAGGATAAAAGACAACTTAATAGATGAGCTTGCTGACTTGGGTCGCTACACAGGCGGTATTGGTGACAACCAAGATTCTATTGAGGGTGGCTTAGATAGCATCGACGACTTACTTGATGCGCTTCAGGGAACTCGTGGCAATATCGAGTCTGAAGCGCTGGAAGCGCTTCAGGGCTATCGAGACCAAGACTTTAATACCCTGGATGATGTCATGGCGGCCGAAGAAATTATGAACGCAATACTTGGCAAGAGTGAAAAATACAAAGCAACTCAAGCTCAAGACGAATTGGATTTAATTGCGGCTCTATTGGGTGATGAGAAAACTCGACTTCAAGGTGACGTAGACGCAGTTGCCGCACGAGAAGAAGAAGGAATGGAGGCTGTTGAGCCACTGCTTGATGCTTACGGCAACCTATTGTTCCCGACTGTTGCAGACGGTCAGCAAGATATTATGACAGAAGAGGCATTAGCCGCTTATATGGCTCAACTCGACGATGAAGATGAGTTAGAAAATACACAGTATCAAAGTGGATTTGCGCGAAATCTTTTAGGACAAGGAGCTTAAAATGAGTTTCGGTACTGCTTTCACTGTAGCCAGTAATGCTTTTGGAATGTTTAGCGCGCGGAAAGCGGCTAAAAACGCCGCGCAATGGGCTAAGTATAACTCTGCGCTACAACGCGACGCTCGGCAACAACAGCAGAACCTTATGAATATAGAATTTGCTCAACAAGAAAGAGCAATGCAACAAGCGCAAGAACAATATGCGCGTGAAATGGCGTTCTTCAATGACCAAATGATGGAGCGCATGGATACTAAACGATACTTGCGCGAACAAGATGAACTGGGAGAAATGTTTGCTCAAGAACAAAATCGTAGGGTTGCCGACCAACAACGAAGAGTAAACGCCGCCGCTCGCGAACAACGCATGTTTGATTTAGAGCAGATAGCAAATGACAAAAAAATACGCAAAGAAGAACGTGAGTTTGCATTAGAGCAGTTGGAGCGTGAGCGCAGGATTGCAAAAAAAGAACGCGAAGAACAGCGCGAGTATATGGATAGCGCGCAAGCTAAATTAGATAAAGAGTACGCGTTACGCGAGTCGAGGTTTATGGATGACCGCGAGCAACGCATGATAGAGCGCAACCGAGAGGTTGCACTTGCAGACGACATACTTGCCCAAACATCAAGGACTCGCGACAATCTAAGGGAGATTCTTGATGCTCAAGGCAATATGCAGACTCCTGAGCTTGCAGGAGAAGAGGAAATCAGTGAGCGCGCAGACGAAAAGTTTCAAGTACTAAATAAAGAAGTTGAGCGCGCGATAGACCAAATGCTGTCTAAAAACGAAGCAGACTTAATTAGACGTGGAGTTGGAACAGACGGCGCTGACTCAAACGCTAGACGTGCAGAAGTGCTGGCGCGCGTAGCGCCCAGCGTGCAAAAGGCCGCGCAACAATCTTACGCCGAAGCACTGGCCGAAATCACTGGTGAAAACAAAATTAAGACAGACCGATTTGCTTTACTTAGGCAGGCTCTCCAAGATAAGTTGTCCAACGAAACACTAGCTGGCACAACTGGTCTGAACTTTGATGCAAACGCGAGACGTACTACAAGCGGCATCTTAGACCGTAACATCGGTAGTGCTGTAAATAATTATCTAGCCATGGGTCCGACTAAATCCAACCAAGGTGTTACGGGGCCGATGGATATAAATAGCTTGGCCAAACTATACGGCTCTCCAAGTTCTGGGTATGGCGACCTGTTAACTATGCAAAACCCGTTTGGTGGCAGAACGAATTACAATGCAATGGCAGGCATGAACCTTCCAGGTCAACCAAGCTCTCTCATGGATTTAAGCAATATGACCAGCATGATTAACAACCAGTACAATCAAGCTGGAGCAGGTTACAAATCCGCCATGGACTATGGGGCCGCGGCCGCTAAAGTTGGCGGTGAGTTTATGCAGGATTTTGGCGAAGGATTAGGGGGTTACTTAGATAAGAAATTCCCTAATGCTTTTGGACCGTAAAATTTAAGGATAAATAATATGTTTGGAATGTTTTCAATAGATGCCGCAGAAGGGTTAATGGAGCGAAGAGACGCAAATAATCTTCGTCGAGTTGATATAGCAAAAGCATTTGAACAATTTCGCAAAGAAAACCCTTACGCAACAGCAGAAGAGTTGGAAAGTTACGCCCAGTCTATGACAGGTAGTGACTTCTTTCTTATGCCAGAAAACGCTACTGGAAAAGCGTTGGAAACTATTGCGGCAACTAACGCTACTAATCGTCAGATACGTGACAGAAAGCAACAAATAGACGCATTGGGTCAAAACAGACAACTGGGGGAAGAAATAGAGTCTTACTTCACTGACCAATTTAAAATTACTGGAGACGTAAACAAAGCGTTTGAAAAAACAAAATCTATGTTTGGCGAAGATGTTCCAGGCAACCCCGCTATGAGCGCTGAACTGAATAACTTCTTGGGTAGTTTAGATAAGAAGAAGGATGCGTTAGCAACCAATATTATTTACGCAGGCCTTGGTGAAAACGACGCCCAGTTAAAGGGCATGGTTGATAGCGGAATGGACTTTGAAACACTGTCTGGTTCGATGCCTGTATATCTGCAAACTGAGCAAGGGCAGAACTTGTTGAAAGGCCGCTACGACCAATATGACAGAGCCTTGAGAGGGGATGTGTTCACTGATATACAAAGATTTATGAAAGAGCCTGGGATGATGGAAGCCATTGGTATGGGCGACTTGAGTCTTATTAAAGAAAAGCTAGGCTCCTCCTATGACCGTTACAATAAGGACGGTTATTTAGACCAACAAATCCGCAGTATTTATGACTCAACAAGACAAAACAGTTGGGATAAAACACGAAAAGCGGAAACTCAGGCGGCATTTACAAGAGGCAAGACTGAGCTAGAATCAGCAATTGCACGGCAAGCCGCCACTTTTGCAGGTTACGCAGTGCGCGACGAAGACAAGTATGCGTCACAGAATAATGCGCTTAACCAGCTAAATGCTATGTATGTTATTACTCCAGCGGCCTACCCAGCCATAATGAATATTCTTGACAACGACCATGGCGGAACTTCTCAAGAACAATTTGACAAAATAAAATCTGCCGCTCCCCCAGGTTCTCTTATTGACCACGCAACCTACAGCACTCAGGCCGCAAAAAATTATTTGAACCTACTGGGCGTTGGCGACAACAAGCCACACACTTTCCTAGAATGGTCAGACATGAATTTGGGTAATGGCGATGGTGCAATATTTAAGAATGTTCAAAAAAATCTAGATTCAACAGCGAACGTACGAGATAACACCACAACAAAAATATACGGTAAAACGAATAAATTTGGAATTGTAACAGCCGCTCAATACGGTCAACACCTAACCGACCTTAGTCGCACTATAGCAGAGCAGAGGCAAGACCTTGAAGACCTTAAAGATGTGCGTCTAACCATCAGAAACCAATCCAACTTCTTGGCAGATTTCGGAAGAAGGAACGGAGAGCAAGTAGACATTGCAGGCGAAAAGCAAATAGCTGACCAACAAATATACAGTCAGATGGAAAAAATTCAGAACAACATAGACGTTCTTGAAGAAAAAGCACGAGAGGTTCGCGGGATGCAAGCCATTGTTCAAGCTAAAAACCGCCCATTTGCTGATTACGACAGTAAAGAAATTAACGAAGCGGCTAACGCGATGAAGAATTACGCCAGTGCCTTTAGGGTTCCACTCGACAGGAACCTAGCTCTGCGGTATGCGGCAATGATGGGCGTAAGGGGCGGTGGCTCAATGACCTCCCAAGACAGGCGTACTAGCGCAGACCAAAGGGAACTAGCTGAAGCATTATTCAAGGCCGCTCAATAAGGACGACAGTCTGCCTCTATTCTTCTACATTTGTGTGAAATAACCACCAATGGAAACTGGAGAACCTAGTGGCACAAGACGATTTTAGCTCAGGCTATCGCGGAATGGGGTTTGAAGAAGAACTCAGCACCCGCGTTGATAATGCACAACCCTCAGCGGTTTTAAGTACATCCACAGGATTAGATGCCTTCAATGACCCGCAGTTCTTAGCGGAGCTTGCGGAGTATTACGGCAAAAAAGGAAGTATTAAAGACCCTGAAGATATGCAGGCGTTGTTTGATGAGTTTTACAGCGACCAAACCTGGGACTCAATGAACTCCATTGCCGCGGCTCACGACGCATTTTATGAAACACCCAACATGTCTGACCGACAGGTTCTCCTCAAGGGTCGGATTGGACAAGTATACAAAAGCCTACCCGACGCCTTTTCAGAGGGTGGTCGAGGGTTTAGTGGGTTTGCTCAAAACGCTTTTGCGGCGCTTGCCGACCCTGTAAACCTTGTTGGCTTTGGCTCTGGTGCAGTCGCGGCTAAGGCCGCTGTGCGCTCAGGCGCTAACCTAACGCAAAAACAATTACTTCGTAAAGCGGCCACTACTGGCGCTTTAACAGAAGGCGCTGTTGGCATCGGTATAGGCGGTATTCAAGATAGCTTGCAACAAGCCCGCGATTTACAAACTGGTATCCAAGGAGAATATGATACTGGTCGCATGCTTACAGCCGCCGCTGTCGAAGGTGGATTGAGCTTTGGTCTTGGTGGCTTGTTTGGTCTTGCAGGTGGAGCGGCCGCTATTCAAGCGCGCGCTGGGGCTGATGCGTCTGGAACAGACAAAGTTGCCAGTGCTTTATTGGCTCCTGCTCGTGTCACGGGTCGGGCTATTGACAAAGTATACGGCGCGTTTGGTAGCCAGTTTACTTTGCAAGCTGAAAATGCACGTCTAGCTAGAATGGGCTTCAGTGAAGCTGACATTCAGCGGCTAGTCGATGAAGGGGAAGCCAGAGCAAACATCGCAATGATTTTCAAAAATAATCTCTCAAGAGATGATTATTTTGGCCGCGTTGAAGAGGGTAATGTTGAAGGGCTGGAGATGCCAGATGCGGAAGAAGTAGCATCTGTTGGGGAAGAAGTTCAAGAAGACCCCAGATTCCCAGGGTTACAGCAAGAATTAGTTGAATCAGAAGCGGACCTTGCAAAGCGGCAAGTGGAATTGCAACAGGATTTAAATGAAGCGCGCCGAACAGGTGACAAAGAAAACGAAGCACAGATACTAAAAGAACTCGAAACTGTCGCCTCGATGGAAGGTCTTGCGACTAGAATTTCTAATTACCAAAATGAAATTGCCCAAGACTTAACAAGCCCAGACGCCGCTACAGTAGCAAAAGCCCAAAAACGCATCCGCGAGCTACGTACACTTATAGCAGATTATAAAAACTTCTCTCGCGATGGAGATGAGGTTTCTGCCCAAGCAGTAAAAGAAAGCGAAGCGATACTGCAAGCTGGCTCACGCCAGCCTGAAGGTGAAGCGCCCGAACCTGCACCTACGGCAACGCAAGCTCCGATTGACCCTAACGACCCGCGCTTTGATGCTTTAGCGGAAGAAACGCCTGCCGCTACGCCAGAAAACTACCCAAGAGCCTTTCAGGTTTCTTTAGATGAATTGATGAGGGATTACAACCCAGGCGACCCAAACAGTCCAAAAGATTACAAAGACTTAGACATTCCCGATGAAGGTACTTACGTCGCTATTGTGGGGGAACGCGTAAGAAGTGAGCGCCAGGCTTCTCCAAAAACTGCTGAACTACCTGCTGATATGTTTTCTACAAAAGCCGTGCGGGGGATGGCGCAAAACGCTGGATTAGCAGAAGCGGATTTTGAGGGTGTAACGCCAAGCACAAAATCAGGAAAATATAGCGTCAAAGATGTTAAACAAATTATAGCGTCTAAGGGCGAGCAACCTGCGACTGAGCCAGCTACGTCTCAGCCTGCCACTGCGCCTGAAGCTGTGACGCCTGAACCAGTTGCCACCGAAGCGGTTACACCTGAGCCTGATGTGGAAGCGGCTCCTGTAAACTCTTCTCCAATTGAATACATAATGATGCAAGACGGAGACACTATGCTCCCTGGCTACAGGGAAAAAACGTCTGGCAGAATAATTGTACGGGAACCAAAAGAAGGGGCGGCTATCTCTTTGCCGCAAGAAGCCGCAGGCCCAGTTATACCGCTGACACCTGAAAGTTTAAAGTATCGTAGCAATGCTCAACGCGAGTCAATCGGCAGAATATTAAATGAGCTAGGAAAAACTGAAGAAGACTTTGTCGAAGTTGTCGCCCAAGGTCAAATTCCCCTTAGCAAAGACGGCACTGTTAAGAAAATAGAGCGCCCAGTTTTAATTGAAAAATTGAAAGCGTTTGACGATGTTTCTGATGTAGTCGATGAGACGTTTAATGCGCGGGCAGAACGCGTACTGACTAAGATTGACAACGCATTGGGCGGGCGTTTTGGTGAATTAGTAAAATTAAGACCAGAAGTAGCAAGGCGAGTGGTCCTGCGAGAAGACCCACAGCAGGGAGACCGCATATTCAATGAATTAATTGCTGATATAGACGATGGCGGCGTCAGCAGTAGTAACAACAACAAAGACAATGTAACTGGCCAACAGCCGTTAACTGGTACAGAACAGAAAAAAGTAAAACAACTTACTAAAAATATGATAGCGCAAGGCATCCCAGATGCCGTTGCTGAGTTGGCCGCTACCGCAAAAGTAGTTCGTATGCGCGGCACTGAAATCCAAAAAAGCAGTGGCGACTTAGAGGGTCCGCTTGCCAACCCGCCTATTGAAACAACTGCGGGCAGAACAACTTTTAACAAAATACAGAGCTTCCTGAAGCGCGGTGAGTTTATCGGCCGCGCACCTACTGTGCCTGAAGGTTTAGACCCAGACACAAAGGTAATCTACGGCTACGATAATGCAGTCAACCATGCCAAGAGAATGATAGAAGAAGAATACGAAGTTAGGTTTGACGTGCCAGCCCCGACGGAAGAAAACCCAAATGCTATGCGCGAGGTTATACAAACCAAGACGCGCCTAGTGCCGAACACAGGTGTAGTGCGCTACGTCTCGGAAGGTGGAGAACGTCTAGCTGATGGTAAAGGAAGTTTATTGCCAAGGGCGGACGGCAAGAAAAATATCATCAAACCAGAAATTGGCAAAAAAGGTGAAAACTATTGGTATGACCCTATAACCAATAAGGCTTGGAAAAACGAAGCCAATATGCGTATGGCTCGCGGTGAAGGCCCGAACCAAACGCACTACCAATCGACAGATGTTCCTGTTCGCACAGATAAAGACATATTGGACTTGGCCGTAGAAAATTTCGAGAACGATGGCGACCTTGCGGCTCTCGGTGCGGCTCTGGCGGAGACAGGCAAAAACAGCCTTGTCCCGATAACAAGCGAAATCCCTGACGTTCCAGTTCTTAGCACCAACGGCAAGCGCTTGGCTCTCCGTCACAAAGAGACGGGCAAAATACGTGTTATTGGTCAAAACCAAATAGACGAAGGCAAGGGACTTGAAGCGATACTCGGCAAGGCGGATATAGAAGAATTTGAAGTCGGTCACACTAAGGGCGCGCGGAACTCGAAAACAGCAACAGAAGAGTTTGAACCTTGGTCTGCTGATAGAATTTCGCGCCCGTACTTAACAGCACAGCAAGCATCTCAGCAAGTAGTCCCGCTTACACCCACAAAGTTTGTTGCAGAATTGGAAGGCTTGAAATCTTTAACAGATGACATGCCCATGCCAAGACGCAAAAGAAACACTGTAAATGCGCTCATAAATGAGATGACAGAAAACGCGGGCCAAGTTGACAAGCTAACATTTGTCACTGTTATAGACGCTATAGAAACGTCAGTGGGTTGGCCTCGAACTGGTCAAGGCGACTTAAAAAGAAGTTACACTGAGTTTTTTACAGCGTTGCAAACCTTTAGAAGCTCGATTGTTCCTGAAGATATTAGAAAGCCTGGCGTTACTATTGCCGAATCTCAAAGACAATTGAAAAAAATTGGCAGGATTAAAACTGAGGCTGAACTTTCAGAGCTTAATAAAGTTTTAAGAGTGTTGTCAGAACAAGCTGACGATATGGCTCCTGCTTTTGTAGAAGCAGGAAGGGGTCCGTTTGATGGAGACGGGGTGCGGAACGCCGAGACTACTGGCAGGGGCAGTACAAGAATGGACCTCGTCAATACAGTCAGCCTCACTAAAGCTGATGGCAATAAACCAAACCTCCATACCAGCTTGCACGAGCTTGCTCATTGGGCCTACGCGAACATACTTACGCCCGCTGATAAGCTGGAGTTTTGGAAGGCCGCTCAAGGTTACATCGACGGTGTTAGTGTCAATGAAACCAAGCTCGGTCAAAGTATGTTCGACCTAGAAGGTTCGCCTGATAACGTTCGTCAAGACCGTAATCCAAACCACTTGCTTCTTGGGTCAGGAGAAGATGGGATTAGATACAAAAACAATATGATAGAGACCCCGCAAGAATGGTTTGCAAATCAATTTGCTAACTGGGCTATGAACGAAAGGTTGTCTCCTGAGTTTAAGCAGGATAGTTACTGGAACAAAACGCCGTTTATGGCCAGGGTGTCTCAGTATGTTAAGTCCGTTGTTGACTTCTTTATTAACAGAAAAGCTATCGACCCCGACTTAGTCCCTGTATTTAGTAAAATTATGCCCGACAACCTGCAAGCCGCGGCGTTAGCCGACGGCGTTTTACAGCCTTCATCTCCAGAAGGTAAGGCGTTACACCGAATAGTCAGCGACCTAACCTTAACCCACGATGAACTGCTTGAGGCTGTTGTAGCGCAGAATGACGAACGCATCATATTCCTTGCTGATGAGTTGGCTCGCAAGCTGTTTTCGATAGCCGCCCCCGAACAAGCAAGAAGTAACAGAAATGGTCAATCAGGTAAGCCGTTTATGCTGATGGGCAAAACGCACAAGATAGCTCAAACCTTATACGACAGAATATTTACTGCGCTTGGTGAAGACGTAAGCACTCTAAGCGTGTCTGAAGCAGAAAACTTTGGATTTAGCTACGACGCTGTGTCCAGAAATATAGAAGCAGACGCAGAAAAAATTATTCAAATTGTGTACGGCAATCGCGTGGATGGTGGCGACCCTCGTTTTGAAACTAGCGAGATTATCGGCACTATTATTAGTGACGCTCAAAAGAAATTTAATCAGTTATCGAACGAAAATATCAAGATGACAGGCGGTTACGCTGGTATTTCGTTTGCGCCCAAGTCAGAGCTTAAAGGATACGCTAAGTATTCTAAACAGTTGCGCGATGGAAAGCGCAAGAAAAAACGTATTCAAGAACAGCGTGTACGAGAGACTCGCAAAAATGCTGATGCCGCAAGGTTAAACAAGTCTCCGACTGTAGCTCAAATTGATGACGGACAGGCCATCAATTACCGAACAGCACCACACACGGCACTTTCAGATGAGCTTGCCAAGTACGGAGAGACTGATTACGGCAGAATAGTTGCGCGCCAAATGAAAGAAAACGAGCGCGCGGCCCCGTTATCTAATGAGGTAGAGCCTCAGTTCCTAGACGACAAGCACACCATGGACGCTATCGAAATGGAAGTAGCTGAGACGCAAGGCATTTCAGGTTCAAGCGTAAGCCCTGGCGCTAGAGCAGGTATTAATCTAGCTCAACAACAACTTAGCCAAAGAAACCCAGACAGGGAAAATATTGCTCGCACCGTCTTTTACCGTTTGGCCAATTTAACAGGCTCACGGCGGGTTAATCGTCGTATCCACTTGGCAATGATGGGGATTAGCGATGTAAACGAAGTGGCTAGACGAATAGACACAACTGACCCTAAAAATGCTACGCCCAATTTGGCTCCTAGTAATTATTTGGATGAAGAGATTGATATAAATAGCGACGAGTTTGGGGATTTAAGAAACAAACTGCGCGCTCTGGCCACGAACCTATCTCCGAAATCACCGAAGGCGACAGGTCAAAAAAATGCAAAAGTAGTTGTCCAAGATGTTATTCGTGCAGTGGTAATTATGGACCCCACCCAAACAATGCACAGTGATATTTGGCGCAGAACTTTTGGTAGCCCTAACCAAGGCGGGAAAGGCCTGGAGATTAACCAGGCCAACTGGGACAAAGCGCTCGACGACTTAGTCAAGAAAACATCTGCCAACCTTTCTAGTAAAGACCCAGACCTAGACACAGATGCGTTTGTTCATACTGTAAAACAACAGGTAGCCTACATACTAAATGGCCAAATGGACACGCGAATCAAAAAAGCGCACCCAGTTTTGGATGCGTACGGGAATGTATTTACGGGTGAGTCTGCGGTTCTTCGCAATATCGACGAGGTATTCTACCCAAGCCGTTATGACGACGAGGCCAGCGGTGATATATCGGGGCTAAAAAGAATCACAGAATCTTTTTGGAATAACTCAAGTCAAAATAGAAAAGATGCCATTAACGAATTTACTGGCAATACAGACCCCAATAATCCTCCACCAGTTTATACATTAACTGTGGCTGATGTTGGTGGTAGACGCCCCCATTCGTTAGGGGAGCGAGGCTTAACACCACAAGTCGCAAAAGATGAGCGTTACGGCAACGGTATTAAGGTACGTGAGTTGGCAAACCGCTCTTCCCAAGTTCATCACGAAACTATGATAGGGGCTTTGCGTGAAGCAGGCGCTTCAGAATCCGAAATATTACAGTACACCGACCTTCTGGAAATGATGGAGATAATGTTCGACTCGAAGATGAGCTTGATAGCTAGGAAAAATCTTTCTGGAGAAGACGGTCTTGGTGCGCACTCGGAACACTTTGAGGCCAGCATAGCTTCGACCGAGATGGGCATAAATGTTGTTAGCGAGCAGTTAGACGACATTCTCAGGAAACACAAGATAACAACACAAGAAAAATACCACCCTGTATATCTTGGTGAGCATAATCCTTTTGACTTTACTATTGGCAAGGATTACGGCGTAGATGATATTCCCGCCATTCGTCAAATTATGGATGCCTTAGACCCTCGTGCGGCTACAGAAACCGAGAGTCCAATATCAATGATTTCATCGAGAGGATACATTACTGGAGACGCGCTACACCAAGAGTTCTTGGAGGTAATCCAAGAGGCCTCTTATCGTTCTTCTAAACGCAGTCTGTCTCCTGCGGCCGCGGCGCAGAGGTTAAATAAAGTGCTTCAGGACTTTGGTTATGACGGCGTAAGAGGGCATGAGGAGTCCGTTAATTTAAATAATATCGGTTCTGACACCGACATTAACGACCTACTCGGTGATACGACCTTTACCATGCTGTTTGAAGATACTGGCAACATCAAACATACAATGGCTGATGACTTTGACGACAGCAGGGGCGTAACAGGATACCTCTTTAATAAAGACGAGGTGACGGCAACAAATGTCCAAACCTTGAATACTGTCCAAGAGCAGGGTCAACTAAGCGAAGGCCAAGCGCTAACCATGGAAGAGCAGTTGCGCGGGGCTGGTGTGCCAGCTAATGCGGCTTCAGGTATT